GATGAAGTTTAATTCATCTACGAAGAGATCACAGGGGAAGGGCATCACGTCTCGCGGCTCCACGACGGTGTCTGGTTTAGGCTCTTATCAAGCTATTCCAAATACCGCAGTATCCGCGACAGCGAATGTCACTGTCCCCATGCCCATGGTAGCACGGCAAAAGCTCCCAACGAAGAAAAACACTCCGTTGAAATCAGTTGTAAATATTACGTCCGACGCCGTAAGGCGCGACGTCAGTACTGCTTTGAATGTTATTGTTGATATCTTCGTGTTGTATGGTTTTCGAGACGCTAAATCTAAGGCTTTCTTAGCAAGTCTCGACCGTACTATCGACAGATGGGTATCTTATACTGGCATCCTACACACGTCCCAGATCACTGAGCCCCCCTTAAGGGACCGGCAAGATTGTGATATGCCTGACCATAATTCGTGTGTGGTTCCTGGAGAGGCTCCAAAGCCTGCTCTAGCGTGGATGGTTGTTGCGAAATATAAAATCGCTGCATTTTATGCATTCTGGATGGATCAGATCCTACCAGAACAACCTCCATTTAATAGCCTGTCGGGCCAGTCACCCGATTTACCCGCTTCCATTCTAGGTGGGTCAGCGTATCGCTGGATGCGTCGTTTCTTAAACAAAAACGTAGGTGAAACGCGTCATTCCTTCCTGTTCTCTATTTTACAGAGCAAGAAAGGTATGCCGCGCCCCACTGCAGACCAGTGTCGAACAGCAGCTTTAAATACTGCTATTTCGCTGACCACCCTGAGGGAGCGTCCGGCCGCTCGTTTTGCTGTGGATTGGGATCTTTTGACTACCAGAACTATAAGCTCTGATGTTAATGTCCTAATTAACGCAACAACAATTCGGTCGAACATCCGTCGAACTGTGTATGAGCTGTTTGAGAAGCAGCCACAGTACACTATTGCCGATATGAGTACACCTTTAGTACCCAGTTTCAATTCCTCGTATTATAGTTCTCGTACGAAGTTTGGATCAGCCGGGGAGTTACATGCCCTTGGCTATATCGGTGAAGAATCAACTTTCTCAACATTCCTTGATGAGGAATTAATAAAGGTGGGCCTGAAAACAGGCAGCGTACCGGGCATACAGCTCGGTGCGCAGGTTGAGTTAGAGGGATTAGATCAGAAATCATATTTCGTTGATCCTCTCTTTGTAACAGCTTTTAGAGCTGCGTGGCTTCGGCTTGTTCCAGATCTTTTAACTGGGGCAATCACCGAGACGCCTCTCGCGCACCCTTTGGGTTTGGCGGAGGCGTTGAAGATGCGAGTGATTACTAAGGGTCCTGCGGTTTCGCAGTATGTCCTTAAATCACTTCAAAAGTATCTTCACCGCACTCTACGTCGCCATAAGGTTTTTAAACTTATTGGCACACCGGTTACCAGTGATATTGTTAAGAAATCACTGGGTAGACTACGTGAAGGACAGAAGTTTTCGTCAGGCGATTATAAAGACGCCACAACGGAGATGGATCCTTTGGTATCCGAATGGATAGCCGAAGACATCTCTGAAGTTTGTAACCTCATTCCGTCATTCCGTATACTACTGAAACGTCTTCTCACGGGACACCTCATAGATGTTGATTCTCTGCCTAAACAGCAGTTAATGCAACTCTGGGGTCAACTCATGGGTTCGATCATTTCATTCCCTGTGCTATGCATTGCAAATGCTAGCGACGTCCGATGGGCATCTGAAATAAGCTCTGGTCGCACAATGCGGTTAGACGAGTGTCCCCTTCTCATCAATGGTGATGACTTCGTAACGAAGTTAAATCCCATTGGTCAAGAGGCGTGGACCCGTATATCGCGTGCGATGGGCTTGATTCCTTCCATCGGAAAATGTTACTACTCCGAGCGGTTTCTCCAAATCAATTCTTTAGCTTTCGATTACGATCACACAAGGTGTGCGTTTTCGGAAGTCCCATATGTGAACATGGGATTACTTAACGGTATGCAGCGATCAGTCGATCTTTCGAAGACAAAGCCTTCGAAATCCAACTCCCTACGGCGAAAGCCGGAACGTGGGGGATCTTCCACCACTGCTGCTGTTAAAGTATCTTTAAATTGGCTTGAGACTTGTGCTGAATTGCACAACCGGCTCCTTGAGCTCTCACCACCCTTACTCGAGTTAGCTTTGTCTAAGATGTTTGTCTATAGACATTTTGATAAGCTAAGTCGTACCAGTCTTCCTTGGTTTGTGCCGAAGTCCTATGGGGGTCTCGGGCTGCGGAGTGCACAACCTATTCGCGTCATTAAGACGCGTAACGGGTTGCCTATCTCCGATGCTCCTCCCTTCATTGAACGTTCTTCACGCCAAGATCGTGTTATTGCAAGACTGATAGCTAACCACTCATGGCCGGAGCGACATGTTGTGTCTTTGGTTGACAAAGATGACATACTTCGTGTGCACATCGAAGCTTTGTCTCTTTTTGACAAGTCACACGTTCCGCGTCCACTCACAATGACGGTTACTCGAGGAATTGACACAACAGAAAATCTGGGGAAAGCACAGTTCTTCTCTTTTCTGTATCAATTCTTAATCCTCACAAGGTTTAAAACAATACTGCCCGAGTC